AATTTCAACCCGGCGTCTTGCCAGCCGGGATAAAATTGTTGAAGCAGTGCGACTATTTCCGCCTGATTGCCTGACACAAGCATTTTCTGAGCGTCAAACTGAGCTTTGTCTGTCAGGGCTTCTTTTGTTTTTTGTGCGGCTTCAACTTTTGCAATCTCGGAATTTTTAAAATTTTCGAGATCCTCTGCATATTGCTTTTTATTTTCTCTTATAGAGTCCTGAATTGCTTCTTTATTGGCTTCTATCCCACGAAGAGTTATTTTTTCTTTTTCTTTTTCCGCCTCTATTTTATCGTCAATTTCTTGTTTCAGGGCATCTTTCTTATCTTTTGCCTCTTCTTTTGCGGCGTCTATTCTATCAGAAATAGATTTCTTTTCTTCCCTTGCTGTCCTTCTGGCTATTTCTGCCGCTCTATTTGCTTCGAGTTCGGCAAGGTCATTTTTTGCTTTTTCCAGGTCTTCATAGCTTTGCCCCGGAGTTGTTAGCGTTTTCTGCAGTTCTTTCTTTTTATTTTCGTATGACACATCTTTTGCTTTATCGGAAGCAGCATCTTCCCGGTCTTCTACTGCGTCCCTTTGCGCCTCCAGGCCTTTTACGTATGCATCAGTCTGGTCTTCAATCAGTTTTTTCTTTTCGTCATATTCTTTTTTATACTGTTTTATGTTTTCGTCTGTGGCATCTTGAACAGCCTGCTTTTGCTCATCAAGCTGGTCGAGAACTTCATCGGTCTGGTCTTCAAGAAGTTCAATTCTGGCATCATATTCTTCTTCCGCTTGCTCAATAGCAGCTTTAGATTTATCTGCTATGGCTTCATATGCTACCTCATATTTATTTACCAGGGCTTGCTTTATAGCCTCTCCAAGTTCGTCTATTTTTTCTAAATTCTCCCGGAGGGCTTCCTTTAAAGAAGACGCCAATTCGCTTGCAGACTGCCCCACGGCAGATTGAGAACCATCCAGGCCGGCAACAAGGCCCTCTCCAACAGACTCTCCTATTTTTTCAGCTTCTTTCGACGGAGAAGCAATTCCCAAAATACTTTTTAGCAAAGCAATAATAGTATTTGCAATAGAAACTATAACAGGAGTAATGGCAGAAACCATATCTTCTAAACCTTTTATAAGTCCCTCGACAATTGCTTTGCCGGAAACATACATTTTTACTGCTAATTTTCCAAGAAGGTCTATTATTTCAGTAACAGCATTCCGGAATTCCTCGTTTACTTTATATACTCCGACCAGGGCGGCGACCAGAGCACCAATAGCGGCAATAGCAGCCGCCGCAGGAATTCCTATTGCGGCAATCCCGGAAGCCATAAAACCAATTGCCGCCGTCACCGGGCCTATGGCAGCAAGCAACCCGGCCAACACGACTATAATAGACTGAGTTTCTTTGTCAAAAGACGAGAGATATTCCGCCACTGAAGAAATAACTTTCGAAAGAATTTCTATTCCTGGAGCCAGGACATCAAAAAATTTAATCGCGGAGTTTTTCATTTCGTTAAATGCAGAACTCCACCGCTTACCAACGGTATCATTTACCTTCTCTACATTATCGGCAACGGCAGTGGCTTCGCTTTTCATTTTTCCCATTGTATCTATAAAAAGTTTCCCGCCAGTTTCAGAAGCCAAGATTAGAGCGCCCCCCGTGGCCTCAATACTGCTGAATAAGTCTCCGATTTCTTTACCGGAATTTTTAGCCCCTTCAGCCATTATTTTTAAAGCTTCCTGGACAGTCCCTCCGGCTGCTATAAACTCTTTAAAACTTTGCCCCGAAAGAGATTTGAAAGCATCAGAGGCAGAAGTGCCGGATTTTGCCAATTCTGCAAACACGGCCCTGAGTTGAGTAGTGGCTTGAGCCGTAGGGACACCCTGGGCGGTTATTGAGGCAAGAGCCGCCCCTACCTGCTCAAATGGAACTTTTAAACTGGCAGCGATTGGAATAACCTGAGAAAGGCTATGTGATAATTCATCAACTGTGGTTTTGCCTAAATTTTGAGTAATAATTAAAGCATTTTGGACAGCGGCGACCTCATTTAAGCTCAGGCCGTAAGCGTTAACAATACTGGTAGTAACGTCAACGGCAGAAGCCAAAGAAGTAAATCCACCTTTGGCTAAATTTACAGAGTCGGACATAAATTTAATCGCCCGAGAAGTATCTTCTGAAATTGGAACTCCGGCAGAAAGCGCTTCATAAAAACTTTCACTTATTTCCGTTGCAGCAATTCCAGAGGTGTCCGAAAGCTTTAATATGTCTTTTTCAAGTTCTTTCGAGGAAATCTTTGCCGTGTCAAACATTGTAGTAACTTTGGCAAAAGACTTCTCGAAGTCCATACCAAATTTGCTAATGGCGGTTCCTAAAGTAATAATAGGGGTAGTTAAATACAGGGAAAGATTTTTTCCGGTTTCTTCCATTTTTCTTCCGAAATTTTTTAAAGTTTCAGAAGCTTTATCCAAGCCGGTAGTTAATCCGCCTATATCCGCGCCTATTTTTACAAATATTCCGCCTATTTCCGTTGACATTTCACTTACTCTTTTCTTTTATTGAATAATATTTGCTGTCTTACAATCGAATTTAATTTTCTTAAAGTTAATCCCCAGAACTCTTTTTCCGAGAAGCCTAAAATAAAACGACCCAGGTAATAAGTCCAGTCCCAGTCTATAGACTTTTTGCCAGAGTCGTTTTTAATTAGTTTTTTACTTCTGGGGCGTCTCCCCTTATCGCACCGGTTTTATTATTATCGGGCAATTTTTCAAGGTCTTTTTGGTCTGGCATATCCGCAACAAAAGCCTCTGTTATTTTTTGAGTTAACATAGCCAGATCACTCATCTTTACCATCGACCCGACTTTCTTTAAAGTTAAACTTTCGTCTTCGTGTTTCAACCCGGCATAAAGCAGTGCCCTCATTGCCTTTATAGAAATTTTCTTATTCAGTGTATCCATGGTCTCTTGAAAATCTCCGTATATTTCTTCCAGTTCCGCCATGGCGTTAAGGTCAAACCGGAGTTCTCTTTTTTTGTCCAACTCTACAAATATTTTCTTTTCTCGTATATTATTGAGTCCCATTTTCTTTGCCTCCTGAAATATGTTATTTTAAGTCAAAAAATAAATTTGACTTAATTCTGGAACGAATAGCAGGATTTCTCCTGCTACCCGTTTATAACTTTTCTGTGGAGGGAGGCAATATCCCCACTCCACACTTTTTTAAGCCGCTACTGTTGTAAAATAAGTAATAGAATTTGCGGCAAGATTTACACCGGCAGTAGATTTTACGTTTTTTGTGACTACAGCCTTGTATTTCTTATTATTTGTCAAATTTGACGTCGGGTTAAAGGTAACTTCATCATTTGCCACGCTATCTGTGCCCAGACTTAAAGCCCCGGCCACGATTGAATCGTCCTCGTCTTTGAAGAGAATAAAATTTGCATCGGTCATTGTTGAAGAAAGAATTCCTTTATCAAAAACCCACACTATATTACTGGCTATTGCCACATCCGTGGCCTCGTCCGCAGGGGTTACGCTGTCAATTGTCGGAGCCACTACATCCGGAGTTGATAGATTATCTCCCAGAGAATACCATGTTGTTCCTTCATCAGCATAACTGCCATCAGCATCCGAGACCTCGTAATATAAATTATTTGCCGTCGGGTCATTTGCATGTTTATAAGTTCTGACTATTGCTGTTCCTTCCAGGGTGACGAATTGAGGATTTATACCGTCACTCTTTTGAGTTTCGATATTCTGGGCACCGGGAACAAATTTAACTTTGAGAATTTCTTTATAAATAATGGTCCCGTCACTTAAAACTTCCTCATACTTTACAAGATAATACGGAATTGCAGAACTATCTCCACCGCCCCTGATTGCGCCGACTGAAGTATTTCCGAATATTGCAGCTCTTTCTGCTGGAGTCATTCGCGAAATTACTATAGTGACTTTTCCTTCAGGAGTTGCAAAAAAACTTTCTCTGGTTGCTCCGTCTGCATCTACTTTAGCCTCAAGATTATTCGGCTCAAAATTAAGACTTATAAGCCGTGTTGAAAAATCTATTGCAGTATCTGTGGTAAATGCCGCAGAAGTATCCACGAGAATTTTTTCCAGGTGTAAATTCTGACAACTTACTTTATACATTTTCACCATTCCTTTCTAAATAAAAAACTCCCCGTAGGAAGTTCTTATTTGTTTTTAAAATTTAAACTTTCGAATTAATCTCTATTTGCTAAAACCACATAATTACAGCCGAAAATGACCCTTTCCCGTTCGTCTACATCCATTTTAAACGGCGGCTGAATAGACTTTATAATTACAAGTCTGTCCGCCGACTCTCCTATCGAATGCGTTTTTTCCGGGTTTCCGGCAGGACTAAATAAATTTCTTATTGAATTACTTAAAGATTTTGCTGAAGAATACAAAAGACTTCTATTTAAAATTTGAATTCTTCTTTCGTCTATAACAGAAAGGTCTTTTCCGGTATATTCCGCAATTGCTATCACTGTATCTGGACTATCCGATAAAGAATCCAGAAAAATAAAATTTTCATCATCCTCTTCATCAAAATCCGGAAATAATTCTTCTAATATATAATTTTTCAAATCTTTCAATAAGTCACTCATAATCCCGCTTTCCCTGCTGTTTTTATGTGATTTTTATATTTTTCTCTATTGGCATTTAGGGGGTCTTCAAGATATTTGGCTTTACCCTGAGCATGCCGATAGAATAAATTCTCATGCTGTTTGAGGGCATAAGGGGCGTTATAGCTGACTTCGACAACATTCTCTTCAACAAATTCCGCCTGTGCGGAACGTTGCAAATTGTGAGTGTCGACAGGAACTTCTTCCTGAGACAGTCTTTTCAAGTCTTGCCCGCAGTCCATAACGGCTTTTTTTGTTTTTGTGGCAATTTCTTTTTTATACGACTCTAAATTCTTCAAAACATTGTCCATGCCAGTAATAGAAAAACTCATCGTTATAACCTGCTTTCATAAAATTCAACTTCTCCGGAAAGTCCTCTTTCAACACTCACAAATATAACCGGCCAATTTATTCCGTCAAAAGTAATAATATCTCCGGGCTTCACTTCAACTTTTGTAAAACAAACCGCTTCACTTATTACCTCTTCGCCCTTTCGATTTATTACTTTCTTCCGGCTATACTCATACCTGGCGGCAATATCGGCAGCAGAAGAAAAAGAAGTCTGATTATATTCGTCTTTCCCGGATTGCGCTTGATGTGAAACTGTCTGATTAAGATAAGAAGTAATCATCTAATTGACACCGTCCCCGCTATCCATGGCCGGAGAAGCTCCTTTGCTTCTTCGCTGACAAGAGAAAGTGACTGGCTCCCCTGGAAAGTTTCAGATAGTTTTCCAATAGAAAAAGACTTCACTCCTTGACGCTGAAGCTCTTTTCTTTTGTTCGCGGCAGTATTCAGCATTGCAAAAGCTTCTTCACAAGTAGCCTGTGCAACCTCAGTCGGAATTGTATCCGTATAACGGGGAAAGGCAAGCGACTGATTATAAATTCTTTTTGTTCCTCTCAGCGGCAACCTGTCTATTTTTCGGGTTGCTGATATAAGAAGTTTGTCTTTGTCTTCGTCACTCAGTGCCTCCCAGGAATCCGCCCCGTATTTCAACGCAAAATATTCATCAGCATCCTCAATATCAATATAACAATTTGTTCCAACTTCTATTACAGAAACATAAGGGTCAGCCATTAAAAACACCTCAAAAAGGGAGAGAGTTAACCCCTCTCCCCTTATTTTACTTATACTATTAAATAAGCGTCAACAACAGTTCCGTTTAAGGCGGAATTTAAATCAATTGTATTGCTGCTGATAAGAGTGGCGGAACTTGTAATAGTGGCCGCAGTACCTTCTAAAACATTGTTTAAGAAAGTCATCAGCAAAGTATTGTGGGTTAAAAGATACGGCAATCCGAGTTTATCCCCATAGCCGATTGCGGTAGTGGCTCCAGTCCCGTCATGGGCAGGGATTGTTATCTTTGTTACAGTCTTGAAGGCTTTGCTCCCTACAACGCTGCCGCATGTATCTACCGTAAAGACAGGAAGGGTTTCCGTTATAGTTTCGTCGTTAAAATCGGTACCTTCGATTATTACCTGAATTGCTTTTATGTCTCCGGCAGTTCCGCCTGCAGTGGCTGTTATATTTCGCGGGCAAGGCGGATTAGTTATACCAGTAGTTACTTCTACTGCCGCGCCGGTGTCTGTCACTGCGGCGTGAACCGCCGTTGTACTGGCTGTGGCGGCTTCTGCGGCGCTCCACTGCAAATGAGCAATCATTCCTTCATCCGGATCTTCTCCGTCTACATCGCTTTGTATAGTCTGACTTAATCCCGGATTTTTGGGATACCAGTTACCGGGAGAAGTCGCAAAAAGCTGAAGATTTAGTCCTGTTTTAAACATATTTTTTCACTCCTTATTAAATTATTAATTTTTAAATTTAAAATAGTCCCGATAAGGAAAAATATCAGGACTATTAACTTAACTTGCGGGAAGAAGAACGGCAAAGGGATAGCGGCTTGCTTCCACTTCGTTTAAAGCATTTACCGGATTCGGCACCTGCCAGCCAAGTCGCATTGTAACCATTAAAGCAATCATTCCCTGCTGTGGCAAATTTATAACCACAGCTCCGGCAGAATCGGTGATAACAGCCTGGTCGAGAATTTTGTAAGTGATATCTTTTCTCATGGAATAAATTGCTTTACTGAAGTCTCCAGCAATAAGCAGGGCACTGGTCTTTGTCCATCCGCCGTTTTTGGGATAGAAAATAGGCTGCCCGTAAAGAGTGGCCGGAGTATTTGCGGAAAGTGCCTGCTGGAAAATCGGAGTCCCGTCCGCACTTCTTAAACCCCTGAAATACGACTTCAAGGAAATATCCGAGGCAAATCCATTCACATCATACCCGTCGGCTTCTACAAGAGACATAAGCCCGTCAACCCCGCCGATATCGTCGGCGATATCCGGGTTTGTCCCGTAGGTTACAGTGTTACTGGCAGAAGTGGCAGCAGTTACTATTGCAGTCGGCCAGTTTGTTGGTTTATTTGTTCCGAAAATAGCAGCAAGGTCTATTGTTTTTCCAAGGGCCTGCATAAGAAGAGGCTTTATTTGTTCCCACATATCATATTCGGCGTCTTCAAGAACCGAAACCGGAATCGGAACTATAGCGTTTAGCTCTTCCGCATAGATATATTTATCTGTCCATTCTGCGGAAGTAGTTTTTCTCAGGCCTGTGTCTCCGCTTGTAAAATAAGCCTGAGGTAAAACCGAATTCACCGGAAGGGTTAACTGTTTGCGGGTCATGTCAGGCGCCCGCTTAAAAAGACTTAATACAACAGATTCTGCCGGAAGTCCCTTTACAATTTCGTTGGAAACTTCCTGCGGGATCATACTGGCAACATTTGTCCTGGAGGTGTACTGGTCGTAATCTCCAAACAGTTGCAAATCGAATTTGAAATTTTTGTCCATTTTTTACACTCCTTTTTTATAATATTTTATTGAAAAAATCCTGCCGCCGCCCGTATAGCAGCGTTCATTTTTTGTGCTGTGGTATCAGAAAGCTGTTGACTCCCTCCGGGGTTTGTCGGGCCGCCTATGGGCCTTGACTGCCCCCTTAGAAAAGGATTCGCTTTCAGAAGTCCCTCAAGAACTTCTTTTATGCCTTCTACGTCGCCATTGTCTTTTATCTTTATTGAAGCCAAATCATCTTTTATAAGCTTGTAGGCAATGTCGGGGTTTACTATTCCGAGTTGAGACGAAATCATCTTTACTTCTGCCCGGATAAGTTTTTCATTTGCCCTGGCTTCTGCCTCTACCGCCTTACCTTTCCAGTCCGAAATCTGCTTTTCATAAGCTTTATTCGGGTCTGGGTCAATGCCTATAGCTTTAAATATATTGGCCTGGAAATCAGTGAATTTCTGATTCATTGAGGTTTCCAATTCTTTATATTTATTTCGATAATTTGCGCTTTCGTTTCTTAATTTTTTTACATAGGTTTCGTCATAGGTCTTTGCCTGGTCTGCATCACCTCCTATTGATTCATTTGCTCCTGCAGCTCCCGTTCCGCTTGCCGGAGGCTCCTGACCTCCTTCTGCAAACAACTGTAAATCGAAAACATCTTTTACTCTGGGTATAAGCATCTGGCTTCTACCGCCTTTCTTTTTTGAAAAATTTAAAAGTCCGGCGTCTTGCCAGACTCTTTTTTATTATATTTTTATTTGTTTTTATTGTTTAAAAT